GTTTGAACAAAGCCAGTCATCAACAAAACAGCGTTCTCTTTCACCCAATCTAGAATCACAATCCCTGAATAAAACGGTTGCACCATAATCATCATTCATACCAATGAATAAATCATTGTATCTCCAAAGTGTATTCCCAGACCTTTTTTCTTCTCCTTTGTGTTTAACTAAACAAACATTTGGTTGTTTTCTAAGCCATTCAATAATATTTTCTGGAACAGTTGCATTATAATGAATTCTGAGAATCCACATTGGAAAGTATTTTCTAGCCAACAATACATTTTCAACCATTCCATATGTATAGACTTTATTGTCGCCCCAAAGTGAATATGAAATAAACTTTCTTGTGAGAATATCGGACCAATTATATCTTAATCCATGCCTTTGAATAGTGTCTTCTGCAACTGGATGAAATATGTATCCGTCATTAAACACATAATATGGAATAACACCACCGTAGAGAGCTGCTGAATATCCAAATGTAGAAGTTAAACCTTCTTCAACATATTCCACAACATTTCTTCCATTTACACCTCCATTTGTCATGTATATTATTGGCATTTTAGCAAGTAAAAACCATTCGATAAAGCTATTCATTTTATGGTCGTGGGATTCATCTTTGACATCTACAAATTGTGAATGTTCATCTGCAGTAAATCCAATTGGTAAATCTAACATAACAGCTTTGGGAACTCTTGTTTTAATGTATTCCTTTGTAGATTCAGAATCACTTGTAAAATAAACTGGTGCATCTAATCTTAGAGCTTCATGAATCATGGCATCGACTGCTTGAATTGATGCAAATGGAAAGTATCCAAACTTTGCTGAATCTTCACATGATAATCCTCTTCTACAATGAAATCCTGCGACACAATCTTTTACTTGTTCATAATATTTATCAATCTGTTCTTTCAAAAGAGTGGTGGGTCTTATCATGATATTCATGACTTCCTTGGTGTTTCCATATTTCAAGTGAAGAATCTTCATTTCTTCTGAATTAATTTCTGCATTACCAAGTGGAACATCTATATCTACTGTTTTTATTCCTTCAATGAATTTATCTCTTCCATACATAAATACATCTTTGTGAAACTTGGGTTCCTTTGCTGAAATAAAATGTGACAACATAGACAACACTAAATTACCGAAGGCACAATCTGGTTTTGGTCTGAAGACATTTTTATTAGTATTGGTGTCCTCCATCTTTTATAAACCTAGAATTTTCATTTCTTTTTTTAGCACATATAGAACATCTTGTATTTTGATTTTTTAAACGCTCCACTTTATATTTGACTTGGTGTGGAGTATTTTTGTAGCATAACATGCATGTTGTGTGTTGACAATTATTCCATTTTATGACATCAACCTTTCTTCTACCACAAGATGGGTCCTGACAATCGCCACCCTTTTGCATTTTAACATGAAAGTTTACATACGCATAATGACATCTTCTACAAAAATAGTTTTCTGTTTCTTCACCACATTCTAAACATATTGTGCTGTCTGTGTTTTCTGATTTTTCAACGGTTTTTTGTTGAACAAATTTAAATTGTTTTTCTCTTTTCCCAGATGGTTGATTTTCTCTTTTCCATTTCATTGAATTTTCAATATTATCTTTGTATGATTCATTTGTTTCAATAACTTCTTCTATCTTTTTTCTATTTTCTCTCTGCCATTTCATTGAGTTTTTTATATCATGTTTATCATAAACCATTTGCTGTATATATTGAAAAAAAATAACTAAGTATAACTCAGATGTTGAAAAGGGAACTTGACGACTATGAAAGATACGATGTTCACAAGAAAATAACAAAGGAACTGTTTGGAGATAGTGAAGAATATATAAAAACCAAAATATTTGATTCATCCTTTACACCACATGTTTTGTGTTCAAATACATTCCCTTACAAGACTCCTTACAAACACAAGGTTTTGTTTATAAATCCCAAGTATGAAAAATTCTATTCCCTCGAAAGAATAAAAAGAGAGATTGTCCCTAATTATATAAAAATGTGGATAAACGACCCTTCTACCCAGAGTGTTCATACAATAAAGCACTATCAAATTTACATATAACTTAAAGATATTCTTTTATAATAGAATATAATGTCTGACCTTACCCGTGATATGTTGACCGTTCCAGGCCAACGCTTTGTTTTGTTGTCTGTTATTGGCCCACAATCCCCCCAAAAGCATGACAAATTTGGAATTAAGATTCGAGGTTGCTTCGATACACACGAAGAGGCTTCAAAGCACGCGAAGAGATTGCAAGCTGAAGATTCTACATTTGACATAATGGTTGCTGATATGTATCAGTGGCTTCTTATCCCACCAGATCCAACGAGGATTGAAGATGTTCATTACAACGATGAGAAGCTTCAAGAGATTATGGAGGGCTACAAGAAGAACCAAATTGAAGCTGCTCGCCACTTCGAAGAGCGTAAGCGCGATATGATGGCCCAAAAGTATGGTGAATCAATGCCATACATCAAGCCAGGAGATGAGCACAGTAAGTATTACAACAAGCCAGATGAGGCTCCAGTAAGCCACCCAGCTGAAGTTTTGGAGCGTCTTCAAAAGGAAAAGCCAGATGCTCCAATGGAGGAATTGGTTAAGGAAGCCGATGCCATCGTTGCCGAGGAACACAAGCAACGCCAAGAGGAGCGCGAGGAAGTGAGAGCGAAGGAAAAGGCCGAAGAAGCCAAAGCGACTGAAGAAACTGAGGAACCAGAGGAAGGAGAAATTACAGAAGCTAAGGAATAAATCATAAATTTAAAAAACACGAGGTAAGTATCAAAAAAAATAATTGGCTATTGTAAATAATGGAAAACTCTACAGCATTATTTACAATAATCTTTTTGTGTTTGATTTTCTTAGTCAGATGGAGTGTATTATTTAACATTGCTACGCTCGCTATAGTTGGTGGTGTGATTTTTATGACCTATGTTGTGTATACACAGAGAGAGGACAGAGAAACCACTGCTGCTGATGTCGGTAAAGATTTAATAACCGACCCATTAGTTATTGGAAGAGCTTACTTTTCTGGAACAAAAACAGGTCCAATTGGTGATTTCAGTGGAAGATCATCCTGGTCTGATGATAACGGGTTGAAAGCTCTTCCCGAAGAAGTATCCTAATACGAAGACTACTGCTACTATGATATAGCTTGTCTTATTCATTTGTGCTAAAACGTCAGTCTGCTGATATATTATTGGTTGTTGTGGCATTTGCTGCTGATAATACATCGGTTCTTGATAATATACTTGGTCTGGATAGTCATCTTCTTGGAGATGTTGAGGAATTTCCTTTTCTTCATCTAAAAGCTTGCTAATTGATGTTGTATAGGGTTCCTGCTTCTCCCTGGCGATGACTTTATCCTTGAAATCCATTTCATTATTATAATCAATTGGAACACCTATCTCAGTCTCCATTTAGTAATAAGTATTTTATCTTTTTAAGCATTATCACCGCACCTAATCCTCTTCTTCCTCGCTGTCGGATTCGTATTCATCCTCTTCATCTGTTTCATATTCATCTTCCTCATCATCTTCTTCTTTTTCGTAATCATCATCTTCTTCTTTTTCGTAATCATCATCTTCTTCATCGTCTGAATAAACAACAAAATCCTTCAAATTACCATTATCGTCTGCGTCTTCCTCATTATCCTCATCTTCTTCATCTTCTTCATCTTCTTCCGAATCACACATATCAGATTCATATTCTTCATCATCCGTGTAATCATCAATTATTTCATCTACTTCTGGTTCATAACGTTCGAATTTCTTTGAAACACGACCAGAACGAGTCTTTAAAGGGAGAGAACTCATTATATACTAATTAAACAATGTTTTTAAGCTAAATTAACTCATTTAGAAACACTGGATTAAATCGAGCACCCTCGTTTATTGCTGAGTTTAGTAATATTTGCTCGAAATTATATCCAAGTTCCTGTATTAAGTAAGTCATTTCATCATGTATGTCTAAATCCCCTGAAACGCCGTGTAATGAAAGTTCTTCAAGGTTTGCGAGGGCATTATGTAAAAATAAATTAGCTTTCTTAGAATCAGTTATATTTGCTTTGGCTAAATTCATGAATGCTACATATTGCTTATAATGCTCTGGGTGAACACCGGAATATTTATGAATTTTCTTCTGAATTGTTGTTATTTTAGAAAAGTCATCAACATCGCGTTTTAACATTTTGAGGACAAAATATACGACAACTGCAATAAGTATTACACTAATCATTACAATATTCTATTATTTTTTCTTTGGTGGAATAAGCTTATCTGTTATTTTACTAAACAATTGATGTCCCCTAGGTGTGTATTTTTTCACCTTACATGGACAATCTGAAATGAGAATACCCTTTTCTATCTTGAAAGGAACACAAAAATCATGTTCTTCATTTGCCTTTTCACAGAATGTTGCTGTTGTTTCAACTGTAAATATATTTCTTTTTCTGAGAATTCCAATAACTTCAGTTTCTTTTTGACCCATGACATATCTGTTGAGAAATGCAGTCAACATTGTATTAACATCACCATTAATAACAGGTTGGGGTTTAACTTCAGTCTTTGATGGTTTTTTATCTTCTTCTGTATATAGTTTTTCAACCAATTTATCTGGTATAACATGTCTTCTTCCACTGAAATCTTTACAAAATCCACTCCTTCTTCCACGAACTGTTTCACATGTGCAGAAACATTTTTGCATGATTGTATTTTTATTCAAGTAGAACCATATATGATTTGAATTATGTTCTCTTCCTAAGTTTTCACAATAATGTGAAGTTGTTGAAATTAAATATGACATTTTGTTTTTGAAGATGTGTGTAATTTCAGAGTTTTGTTGTCCTTCCATGTTCTTACGAATAAATGTTTGTAAATATGCAATGATTTCACTATCAATGACTTCATTTTTTGTTTGTGTCTTTGTGAATCCACCTTCTTTTACATAATTCATTTTTCGCTTTGCTACGGGTTTAATTGAAACAGGGAGTTCACATTCTGTTCGGACTGTTGTTTTCTCGAGCATTTCCAGTGTTGGTTCTTGTGATATTTCAGTCAACATGTTCAATGGGGCATGTGTGTATTTGTATATGGGTAAGTATGGACTTTGTGTGATTTTACCTGTTTTATTGCATGCATCACATCCTCTTCCCATACATGGTTCATGTTTCCCTATTTTGTGGGACCAAGGCATTCTAAAACCAGCGCCTTGGGTTTGTTTTTCAATACTGCCATATACAGCAACATCAATAATGTCATTCCAGTCTTGGCTTCCATAAGCTATTTTCAATGTTGAGACAATGTGGTCCCGTAAGGAAAGAGCGCCCTCCTGGTCTACAATAAATCCATGCCAGTTAAGATGAATACCTGTTTTTATAAGATTTCCAACTGGTTTGGGTTCTGCGACAGAAATAATACAATCTTTTCCACCCAATGTCTTGACTTTATCACAAATAACTTTGCAAATACTTTTAATATTATCCAAGTCTAGGGCTTCTTCATCTTTGTAATCAATGTCCAAGAAAAAGTTATATAATTTAGTTTTTTGTTCAACGACATAAATCTTATGACCACTCTTTATACATTCCATACACTTTTCATAAAAATCATTCAATCTATCAAATGGGATTGACAAGGAACCGCCGTCCATGAGAACATGTGATAGAGTGCTGTGTTTCTGTTTGTTATACACAAACCCATTTTTGAAGCACCACTCCTTGAACATATCTACTTACTGTTCTAAGGAGTTAATTTTTTAATCTTGTTGATATGGAGACATCTTCCATCTCTTCTTTATCATCACCCAAGATTGTTTCCTTCAATTGCTTCTTATAAACTAAAAGTTCATAAGCCCTATTATTTTTCTTTTCTTCAATAATAGCTTCAATTTCTTCTTCGCTTTTATCGAACTTATCCTGTAAAATATCCCTTATCTGTTTAAAAATATAAGCTTTCGATGACATCTTCCTATTTTATATTGAATGTTTTTCTAGATAAAGAAGAAACACACGAGTAAAATTTAGGATTTTTAATGATGTTGTCAACGATGAGGTCCCACCGTTTTCTGTTGTTATATTCTTCAAGGGTGTCCCAACTCAAATAGTCATTTTCATCAAATGTTTTTTTGATTGGGAGACGAGCGATTTTCTTTTGGTTAGTTTTTACTTTTTCGTTATTAAACTTTGAAATTATTTCAATTTGTTCATGTCTCTTGTATGAAACAAAAAAGATAAAAACATTATAAATAAGTTCATCGTTTGCACTGTCTTTGACAGAAAAATTGTATTCTGTATACTCACCATGCTTTAAAGAAACAACTCCTCGTGTTTCTTCTTCTAATTCCCTAAGTGCACATCTTAGGGGA